AAACCAAGAGGACGAGATCTTGACCTAGAGACAGGCAAGCCAAGAACTGAAACAGCCAACAGGCTTAAGAAGTTCAAGAACGGAGTCAAAGTACCCGACTACCTCAGATGGAAGCAAGAACTGGAACTGATCAAGGACAACGCAGCATCGTATCACAACCTATACAACGAGATATTCGACGTGAACAGAACGTTGATTCATCAAATCAAGCATAAAGAGGCACCATTTTGGATTGACCTTGAGCCAAACCCTTACGAGCGGTTGAAGCTACACTTGAGAACACACGTTGTGGGAGAAGACCAACCTGACAAGGTTCGAGCGGTTTTCGGAGCACCAAAACTCCTATTACACGCAGAGCTTATGTTCATTTGGCCTTTGCAGGCAACTTATCAGAACACACAAGCTGGTAAGCTCTTCTGGGGACGAGAAATCGGAAACGGAGGATGGAGTAAGATATTACATGAATTTCATCACGAGACGAGGAACACTTATATTTCTATGGACTGGAGCGGATTCGACCGCAGATTACTTCACGAGTTAATCGACGACGTACACAAGATATGGCGCAGTTACTATGACTTTACTTCCTACGAACCGACCACAAGATATCCTGACCCGACAGTCGATCCTGAAAAGATCGAAAATCTCTGGGCTTGGATGACGAGCGCAATCAAGCGAACGCCAATCGAGCTACCTAACGGAGAGATATGGGCTTGGAGATTCAATGGATTTGGATCCGGCTATCAGCAGACCCAACTTATGGATTCTTTTTGTAATATGATCATGACGTACACAATCCTTTCATCACTAGGAGTCAACATCGAGGGAGAACACTTTCGAGCACGATTCCAAGGCGACGACGCAATCGTTGCTTTTCCAGAGAAGAAGTTCTTCTTTTTCAAGCGAGAATTCCTTCAGATGATGTCAGACAGAGGAATGTTGTATTTCAATGCAAAACTAAGTACAGACAAGACAATGATAGGCGACCATCCGAACAGCATGTATGCTTTAGGATACAATCAGAGTTACGGTACACCTTATCGCACAGACGAGGACCTACTCAGTCACCTTTTCTTTCCGGAGAAACCACAAGACTTTGGACGGCTAGCAGCCTCAGCTCTTGGACTGGCTTACGCATCACTAGGTTGCAGCAGACCATTCTACGATTTATGCAAAGACATTCATCACAAGATAGTGCACGAACGAGGTATCGAAATGAACTTCAAAGCGTGGCGCTGGATGAAGAAGGCAGGAATTGACGAAGTGCTGGAACAAATGATGTCAGGTGAATTTCCATCTTATGAGCAGACCTTAGCTCAAGGGATAACACCACACAGACGCACAGAAAAAGAGAATGAGCACCAATGGCCAACTATTGTCCAAGGAATTCGAGGAGAGATCGTCTTTCTGAACAAAGTTTAACTATGGTTCATTTTTACCATGAAATTTTTT